AGGGCATACGCGGTTTGTCTGCCCGGCGTGTCGCTGGAGTTCGCCATTCAATTCGTTCCCTGCTAATTCGCATCCAGAGTCAGGGCACTTGATGGGGAACTTTACCACCCGACGAGTCTGACTCTTAGTCCTATCGAGAATCGCGCTCACCATAGGGCCGCTGAAAAGTATCGGTCGCTCTTTCATGCTCTCTCCTACAATCCTAAGCTCTCAGCCGCATTACAGACCGCTATAAAGTCCTCGTGAGTTCCGCCCGCATCCGGGTGGGTCTTCTTTTTCGCCTCTCGCACGGCGTTCTTAATGTCGTTCGCCGAGTGCGGTGCGTACTTGAGAATGATGGCGGTCGGGTCGGGTTCGGGAAGCTGCTCCCAACCTCGATACTGCTCGCCGCGCTTCGTCACGCCGTAGCGCTCGACCTTTCGCAGCGCTTCGAGTGCCAGCGCGATGGCCCTAACATTCGACTGCCAGTTGTTGAACTTGTCGCAGGGGTACGAGAGGGGCCCGTGCTTCGAATCGAATGACAGAATCACCCCAGGGGAGCGCAGTCGGGCATTCGCTTTCAACGTCCCATCAAGTCGAATCTCCGACGGCAAGCAATCAGCCTGAAGGACGACGTTGCGCGCGTTTAGGTGCCGAATCTCGCGCTCAAGCAGGATTTCGGTGTCCGTGTATTCCGCGAAGAACGGCGACCCTGGGCGGTACTTCGTCTTGAACGGTTGAGGAAGTGGGCGAAATTGATATAGGCTCATGCTCTTTTCCTCCGAACGAACACAACGTCGTAGCCAAGTTTCTTCATTGTTTGCAGAGATGCGGTTTTCTTCCCGCTGAGAATTTCAGAGACCATAGACTGGGAGACTCCGCATTTTTCGGCGAGCGCAGAGGCACTACAGCCATAGCCAATTCTGCTTCTCACTTCGTCTACAGCCTCTTCGTACGAGTATCTTCTTTTCACGCTTCCTCCTTAAAATTCTACGTCATCACCACCGAGCAGCTTCGTCAGCCGCGCAATCTCCACCCATGCCTTGTCGAGAGTAGGGAAGAGGGCTTTGATTTCCTCCAGCAGCTTGCGATCCTGAATGTCGGCCGCCGCTTTTGCCTCCAACTGTTTACGCTCCTCCAGCACTCGAGCGCGCTCGGCATCCGCAATTTTTGCCGCCTCCTCTTTTCGAACCCGTTCAACCTCAGCCTGCCGTTCCTTCTCGGCCTCAACTTCCCGAGCCTTAGACTTCCGCAGTTCTTCTGCCTGCGCTTCCAGCTCCTTGCGCTTGCTCTCAAGCAGCTCCTCTCGGAGCTTTGCAGCTTCGTCTTCCTTAGCCTTGTTCTCGGCATCCAAGCGCTTTTGCTCCGCTTCGGCCTTGGCAAGCCGTTCCTTCTCGGCCTGCTTTGCCTGTTCGGCGGCCTCCCACATCTCGCGAGCTTGGTCCTCGAGGGCGGCAAAGTTCTCATCTGACATTGCCTTCAGGGCGGCGAGGTTTGCTGGCGCGTTGTACTTCGCGAGCCGGTCCACCCGGTCCTGAAGTTTTCGCGCCTTCTCGGTGCGCCGCCGCTCCGCCTCGTCGTCGACGATTTTAAGCTGGCTGTTCAGGTGCTCCTCGACCGCTTCGAGCGCCTCGCGAATCTTCTTCGCCTCCGCATCGACCATTCGGCCAAATTTGAGAGAGTCCTCTTTGAGCTCCTTGCGACGCTTCTCGACGGCTTGACGCAACGACACCAACTCTTTCCGCGCGTCTTTGCAGGCGACGTATCCGGCTTCGTCATCGATGCCGGATACCACCATCGGAAGCATCCGCTTCTGAATCTCCGCTAGTCCGGCCTCTGTGACCGAGTAGGTAATAAGCGCCGTAAAATCTGTTTCTTGGTTTGTCATGTGGTTGCTGCCTTTTTTTATGCTCTTCTTCGTCTTGTCTTCTCGAGTTGCTCCGCCATTTGCGCGTCCGACCGTTCGGTGTAACGCATGGTGGTTCTGACATCGCTGTGGCCAAGCAACTGCGACACCAGTCGGATGTCTTTGGTCGCGTCGAGAACCTGGTGGGCAAACGTGTGCCGACACTTGCGGCCAGCGGCGACCGGAATCTTTGCAATGCCGCTTGCTCCTGCAAACGTGCGGTAGATCGTTTTGGTAGCCATTTGAAACGATTCGGGTTCGCGCAGGTTAGAACCCCGAAAACTGAGAAAGAGAGGAAGCTCTTCCTTCTCTTGGTTCGTAAGCCCGCGGTAACCGTCTATTCGGTCAACTAGTGCGGACTCTCTTACGTAGATCCATTTTTCAAGCACCATCCGGAGGTCCGAGCGCACCACGTAGTTACGAACCCGCTGAAACTTGGTCGGCAGGCCGAGGATCTTCGTGAGGTCGCCGGAAAGGTGCCTCAGCCTCAGCCTACGTAAGTCTGCAGGCCGCATCGAGGTGGCGAGCACGGTTTCCACAATGGCGCGCGAGCGCATTTGCATGAATTCGGTGGTGCCGTATTGGTTCGCCGCGAACTTGAGACGTTCAGCCTCCTCGGCCGTAAGAGCATCGGGACTATGCACCTTTTGCTTTGGCAGATTACGAACCTTTATCGCCGGATTTCGCCAGCCCTGGGGTTCCACATCAAGGTCGAGCCAGTTGCAGAGATGCTTTACTGTAGAGATACGCCTGTTGATTGTGGCAGGCGCTTCCCCGACATCGATGCGGTTCTGAATGAAACCTCTGATTGTAACGATGTTAAGGTCATTAATATTAAGCTGAAACGGTTTGACCCTGCGAGCCGCAGAAGCAAACTGCACGAAGTGCCGCAGGTCGGTTTCCTTAGCCCTATAGGTGTGGACGTTACTCGATACTTCTTCGTCTTTGAACTGCTGGATGAGCGCGATGAGCCCCCTGGCATTACCTTGCGTGGACATACTACCTCCGTGGCTCGATACTGCTGAGCCAAATGCAAAGATTAATAATTTAATAAGTGTGTATTTCATCGCTGATACCTCTCGTTGAGTTACGTCTGGGCCGTCAGAATTAGTCCTGTTTTAGACAAACGCTTCTAAGACCTGAGCTTTTCGGGCATATTGCCTTGCCTTCTCGCCAGTTCCGTTCCATTTCGCATAAGTGCAGTAAGTAGATTCGCGACATTGCCTGAAGAGTTTTTCGGCCTTATCAAAGCTGATCGGAATGCTCACCTCGTCATCGAGGAGCTGCTCAGGCTCCACGCCGTAATCGAGGTATGTGTAGATTCCCGATAGCTGAGTGCTGCCCCAACTGTGCATGAGCGCGTCTTGTCTCTGCTTATTGCTCGTTACTTTACGCGCGAGTTTTGCCCATGTGCGCGATTTCTCGCGAGCTGGAATGGGGTTAACGCCGCAACTCGACTCAATGCAAGCGATGGTCTTCACCGCCCGAATTAACTTTCGAGATGCTCCGCGTCTGCGACCTTCCTTTTCAATCATGCGTAGTGTGGGCGTATCGTGACTTGCACGTCGAGCTGCCGATGCATACTCGTCAGTCATAACAACCGAACAAACCAATACTAAAAACAGAGCAATTAACTTTTTCATTTTTTCCTCCTAAAGATAAAAGAACCGCACAACTAAAACCCCGAAGAAGATCGCCCAGATTGTTACCGGGACCCACCACTGGGAATCCTTCCGCGCTGTCTCTGGGAGCGCCTCCTCAGGCCAAACAACTTCAAATCTCTTTACGTCGCGCACCTTCAAAGGTACGTTGCCCACATCTCGGTGCTCATCGAGCAAAATAATTTTACTTCCCACGCGCTTTTGCCTTCGCTAAACGCTCCGCCCTTCGGGCGTCACGCAGTTCGTTCTCTCGCTGCCAAATGCGGAACCAGTCACGAAACTCCTTCGCGTCCTCCGTGTTGCCGCGCCCCTGCTCGATGTCGTCGCGGACGTAGTGCTCACCTAGAATCTCCTGAACGCGTCGGGACACACGTTGCCCCTCACCAGCTTCTTTCTGCAGGCGCTGGTCGATATACGGATGGAACTGGACAGATTGCTGCCTCATGCGGCCTCCTTGTCGCGGAAAAATTCTGGGTGCCGCCGCCGGGCAATTTCAATCTCCTGCCGGATCTTGTCGTCAGGCAGGGGGGGCGGAATGTTTGGCCGATTGCTGCTCTGTAGCGCCTTCCGGAAATTGTGAATCGACTTCAGGATGTCAGTTGACCTAACAATCGCATTCTCGCGCTTGCAGCGATAAAACGCCTGCTCTGCCTCTTCGAGCGAGTAATCTCGCAGCAGACCGTAAAAGCTCTCGTAGTCGGCAGCAGTAGGCTCTTTCAGCGACTCGGCAAAGCAGAGATCGCAAATAATTTTCGACTCTTTTGTGGTCATCATTTTACACCTCGCTTTTTCTCAACATTGCGCTCAAACTCATCGAATGCTGCCGTGCGGCTCTCCAGCCTGCGCTCGGCGGCGGATTTGAAAGGGGTTTGTGTTCGGCCTTCAGGCCGATACTTTTCGGGGAAGAGCCCTTGATAACTGTTTGGTGGTAAGGAGTGTTTGACCGCCCAGAGAAAGGCTTCACGGCCGAATCTCCCGGCGACGCTCAGCGCCTTCTGCTCCTCGGCTCGTCCTCGATAGGGCTTTCTCATGTGGCGACGGTGAGCAACCCACTCGTCCCAAGCGATGCGGCACTCCTCGTCATCGACGCCTTCAGGGAAGGTTAGCGGAGCTTCAAACGCCGGTTCAGATTCCACGGCTACGGTCTCGGGAGAGTTATCCACCGGGGAGGGCGGGGTGCTCTTACCTGTACCTCTACCTGTACCTTTACTTGTACCTGTACCTTGAACACTCGGTAAGGTTGTCTGATCATGTAGCGGAATGTCGGGAGATGTAGCTACATTGTCAGGAGGGGCAGGAAGAACACTGGCGGCCTCATGTTTGTGGATCTTCTGGTGCTTTCGGAAATTCGGTAAGAATCCGTAGACCTTACCATCATGTCGATACATGCAGATGAATTTCGCGTCATGTAGCGACATTAAGAGTGGTTCGACGTCGATTGCTTCGTGCGGGAAGATTTCGGCCCGTAACTTCTTTGGTCGCCACTCAAACCGTCCTTCACGATCCGCCGCCAACCAAAGACCGATGAAGAGCAGACGCGCGCGCACGTCGAGCTCCGCCAGCTCTTCGGACAGAAAGAAACCAGGTTTAATTACTCTGCTCTTCATCGGGTTTGTCCTATCGAATGATAATGCTGTATTCGCCTTCAACTTCCTCAACTCCCGGCAGAGAGAGGTAATCCGGCATGGCCTTGAGCAAGGTCTTCTTGACCTCGCGTTTCTCCTCGACGGCCCCAATCTTGACCGCCGTGGCATAAAGCTTCTCGTCCCACTCCGAGAGCTTGGAGAGGTCGACGTTTAAACTCTTCACCGGCTTCTTGAGCGACACTTTGCGAATCCGCGTCTCGAACTTGTCCCGACCGGTATTCAGCAAGAAGTCACGCAGGTACTCACGCAGCCATTGCTGACGCTTTTCCGCCGTTTTCTTCTTGGCCTGGAGGGTCTTGATCTCTTCTGCAAGGGCAGCTTCGCGGGCACCTTCGTTCTCAATGTAGCGCACGACGGAATCTACTTTGGCCGCAATATCCATCTCGATACAATCGATGGTTTCGGACAGAAGGGCAGGGGCGGCTTGCGCCCCCTCTGCCTCTGCCGCTTCAATCAACTCTTCTACTTCCCGCAATTCTGCGGCTAATTCGTACAAGCTCATGCTGCCTCCTGTTCGCTAAAACGTGCGTTGTAATCGTCATCTTCGTCGTCTGCCGGAGTTCCCATCACGGCGGCCCGAGCCGGTTCTTTGAGCTCTGGCTGAGCTTGGGCTGCAATGATGTTGGCGATATCTTCGGGAGACAGGCGGTTGCGGAGTGCGGCACTTGTGTATTTGACCATCCAGTCATAACTGGCCTCGAAGAGATACCGACCTTTGCCTTGTATGCTCACGCCTTGAGAGCATTGGATTTTGTGCATCCAGGGGTTTGCTAGCGGCTCTGGCAGGATCTCTTGCGAAACATCTTCAGCGGCAGGAGTAGGGGCTTTACGCGCAGGTTGCTGACGCTGAGTGTCGGCCTTCTTTGCGGCAGGCTGCTCCTTAGGCGTAACGTCAATTACTTGACCGGCAAGAAGGTCGGCCATGTCGTCAAGGTCCTGAGTGAATATGTCGCTGGCAGCAGTGGCGGTCAGCATTGCATCAACGTGCGACCGCTTTTTGGCTATCTTTAAGACCGTATTGTAGTAGTCGGCTGGGTCGGGATGCTCTACTTTTCCCGGGACTTGCTTTTCAATGCTGGCATCACCGTCTTTGAATTTAGCTCCACACCCGCCTCGTTTTGCGAAGCATAGCCAGCCACCGCCGTACTCATCCTTGCCCTTGATGATTGTTTCTTTCAGGCAATGCGGACACTTTCGCTCGGAGTTGCGATACCGGTATTTGCTCTCCATCGTCGTGGCGCACCCAACCCCTTCGCCCCAGACCTCTCCGGTCTGAATATGTGTCAACGTGGTAACGACGCGGATCTCGCGGTGCCCATTTGGAAAGTCACGCTGGTCTATTTCGAAGCTTGGAGTGAGACGAAACGTGAATCCGAGCTTTTCTGAGCCGGATTTGAAAAGCACCTTTTTTTCGCCTTCTTTTTGGAAAGGCATATTCCCGTAATGTTCGCCGTCTTTCATGACGTCGCTCATTAACGACTGAATTAGGTGTATTTGGGCAATCACCTGGGCGGGGGTGAGGGCGCCCATTATCGCAGGTGAGCCCGCCGAGGATATCGGGCTAGGCAAATTGTCTTTCTGTGTCTCCATACGAAACTCCTATTTTTAGAGTTCCGCTGGGTTTTCCCCCGTGTTATCTATGCTTTGCGAGGCACCTCCTCAGCCTGCTATATATACCTGATAATAAGTATATATGAGGCCGTTCGGTGCTTCGCTGGCAAGTGGGAAATAGGCCAGCGGAAGTGAATCTCCTTATTAGATACCCGATATCATCGAAAGATTCAACCATTAATTTTTAATCGGTTGAATAAGCAGGAAGAATATCGGGCATCGAGGCCTATCTCCCCATCTTGCCCCTTCTGCGGAGGCAAATGGCGGACGAATCTAATCCAGATCCCATCTTACTAGCCCGTGAAAACATAAAGTGCGCCGAGGGTCGCAACTGCCGCCCGGCGCTAAAACTCTACCCCGACACGGAAGGCAAGCTGACCATAGGTTACGGTCGGAACATCGAGGACAACGGCATCTCCGCAGCAATCGCAGAGCAGATGCTTTCGGAAGACATCATCGTAGCCGTCGCCGATGCCAAGTATATTTTTGGCGATGCTTTCGATACCGCATCGCCCCGACGCCAAGCCGCTCTTATCGAGATGGCGTTCAATCTCGGCCGATTGCGGCTCCTTAATTTCACGCGAATGATTGGTGCGGTTCGTATCGGCGACTGGGCCGCGGCCGCTTATCACGCCAAGGATTCCAAGTGGTACCACCAGGTCACGCCTAAGCCCCCAGGCAGAGGCGACCGCATCTGTGAGATGCTGCAAAATGGGTGAAGGCGCTTTCGATGCCTATTTGGACCGGGGGAGCAAAGCTTCCTTTAAGGGCCCACAAATGGAGCCCCAAGAAAGCGTTTTTGATGCCATCGAAGCCGAAAGAAAACTTCTCTGGGCAGCGTTCCGGCGGGCCCTCGATGATTTCGTTACCAGACCAAGAGATACATGGGAGAATTGGGAGCACGAACTCCAGCAGGGCTACAACGCCGCAATAGAACTTGACCTGGGCGGCTATCGTCGGATGCGGGTAACCAACCAGCTCAACGAGCACGACGAACTCCTGCAGCACGCAAAGCAGGCGTGGGATTGGTTCACCTCTGACGAGGATGGCCCTTTTTCCTATCGGTGGGTCGCGAGCTACCTCGGCCTCCCGCAAGACATCACACCATACCTCGATAGGCTCGCCGCAAACGGGCATCACACACAGCTCGCTTCCGCTCAGCGACACCGAGTCGAATCTGGCCTCAGGGTCTCTAACCGTTCGAAGTAACCGCGCTCGCCAGTAGACTAATCACAGACCACATTACTTTTTGGCCCCTATAAAAAGCCGCATGAATGGCAAAAACCGGCAGACCGCGGATTGAGTTTACGCCCGAGCAGGAAGCGGTGGTGAAGGCCCTTGCCGAGAACGGCGTCAGGCAGGACCGCATAGCCGCCTCTATTGGCGTGTCTGAATCAACGCTCAAAAACCACTTCAAGGAGGTTCTAAGTGTCGGCAACGCCAAGGCCATGGCCGCATTCGAACAATCATTTTACCAGCGGGCGATGTTCGGCAAGTCGGACTCTGCTGCCATCTTTTACGCCAAGTCTCGGCTTGGATATCGAGAGGATGCCCCAGACCCCGGCAAGAAAAAGAAACGCCAAATTACATTCCGGGTCACCGGACCTGGTGAGCGCATAGAAACCTCCTCAGCGGACGATTCCAATGAAGAGGACTGAGGATGCAACCCTTCACCATGGGCAGGATGTCCTGCTCTTTGACCTGGAGCACGAAGACCACGGCATCGTGGCTGGCGTAGGGTATGGAAAGACCCATTTCGGCCCTCCCTGGCTTGAGTATCGGCGCCTCCGCTCTCCCAAGTGCGATGAGTGGCTAATCGTTGCCCCTGATTATCGGATGCTCAAGCAACGCACCCTTGTTGAATACGAAAAGTTCCTGAAGCTCTGCGGCATGGAGGAGGGCGAGGACTACAGCTACAACCGCTCCGATTTCGTGTTTCATTTCCACGACACTGACCAGCGAGTTATCGGGCTAAGCGGCGAGAAGCCCGAAAAGATTGCGTCATACAACACAGGGGGTATTTGGCGCGACGAGTCTTCCATCATGTCGGTGGAGGTAAAGAACAACTGCGAAATGCGGAACCGGAACCCGCGCGCGGAGTTCCCCCAGACTCTCGACACCACTACGCCCGAAGGGCTGAATTGGGTCTATGAAAGATTTAACCCAGAGCACCTGACCAGAGAAGGGGTAATCTCGAAAGGTAACAGCAAGCTGCTCCTGCACGGGCGGTCGCACGACAACCCCTACCTATCCAAGAGATTCCTCGCCAAGCTCGAGCGAGAGTTCGGCTGGGACCCTTTGTATTACGCAAACTATGTTCTGGGCGAGTTCGTCTCGCTTTCCCGCAACGCCTTCTATTTCAAGTTCGACGAGCGGGCGCATGTCGGGAATTATCCGTTCAATCCGGCTTGGCCATACATGTATCTCTCCTGGGATTGGAACGTGGCGAAGATGACCTGGGTCGTCATCCAGCGGGTCGGGGATGAATACTGGGTGGTGAAAGAAAACGGGTCTAACGGGCGAAACGTGCAAGACGCCTGCCAGCAATTCATCAACGCTTTTCCCCCCGCGCAGTTCAAACATTTCAACATCACGATCCTGGGTGACGCCCGGGGCTGGAATCGGTCGGACCAGACTTACACAACCGGCTATCAGGTGATGCAGTCGATCCTCAAACCCCACTACCCGCTGATTCATCTCCAGGCGCATCGGCAGAACCCATTCATTGAAGAGAGGTCTCGTTGCACCAACCACTTGTTCTCCCTTAACCGTTTGAAGATCGATAGGTCGTGCCGCAATGTCATCATGTCAGCAAAAACATGCGAAACCGACGGCAAGGCGGGGATTAAGAAGCCCGGCGGAGACTCGGATACCACCCACCCAATGGAGGCGGTGGACATGGGGCTCATAGTGCTCGAGCCGCCGGAAGTCAGGTTCGAATCAAAGGGCGTTTCTTTCTAGTGGAAAGCATAAAGCTAAAAGTTCATCCCAAGTATTCGGAGAACCTTGAGACGTTCAAGATGATAGCCGATTTCGTGGATGGGCGGCCCGAAATCGTTGCTAAATACCTGATTCGATATAACTCTGAGAGTCCCGCTACCGCGGAGGGCCGCAGAGCCTTCGCCAACAGGCGAGAGCGTCTCTATAACGAGAACGTTGTTCGTCCGTATCTCGAAGTCCATGTCTCGCACATGAGTCAGCCAATCGATCTTACCCTTCCGGACAGAGACACCTGGAAGGAAATCAAAGACGATGTCACGCAGTTTGGGCAGCCCTATCAGGAGATGGCGGAGGAGCTTTTGCTCGATTACTGCCGAGACGGGATAGTCGGGGTATTGGTCGACCAGGAAGAAAGCGTTCCGCCAACCAAGGCAGAGGCGCAGGCTAAGAAGACGCGTAGCTATCAGGTCAAGTATTGCGGCTCCGAGATTCTCAATTGGGAGTACTTCAAGAGCGGACCGAACAAGGGGAAACTCTCCCGACTTCTGCTTTCAAACGGCATTCGGGTCATAAGCGAAAAGGAAAAGAAAGTTCTCCGCGAATACGTTTCCGATGGCGTGGGTCCCGTGACCTGGAGAGATTATTTCGTTGAGACGAATGCTAAAATAGGTAAAGACGCCACCATTTCCGGGGAAGCCGGCCCAGCTGGAAAGCTTGGAGATAAGGTAACAGAAATCCCTTTTGCGCTAATGGGCGAGGGTCCAAGCAAGTCCTTCATTTTAGATTCGACATACGTGAACGAGGCGATGATGAATCGCCTCTCGGTTCGAGACAACGTGAACCACTACCAAGGCTTCAAGAAGTCAATTGTCGCCGGGGGCGATGCGAAAGAACTTGAAGTCATGTCGGAATCTACCATCACGCATATGGCCGATAGGGATGTTACGGTTCACAGCATTGACGCCGGAGATCCTATAGCTCTCACCGAGCAAATCGGAGAGATGCGAGTCTATTCTCGCCGTGTTGGCATGAAAGAACATAACCAAATGGCGGATGATTCCAAGAACATCCAGTCATCCGAGTCGAAAGAGAAAGACACTAAAGCGCGACGTAAGCTTTATGACGTGACGCTGAATCTCCTAACGAACTTCCAGAAGAAGATCTATCGCTTTCACGCAATGTTCGAGGGCGAGCCTAACGCAGAGATCGCAGTCAGCATCGCCCGGGAGTACGGGCTTGATGACAAGGTGCAGGAAGCATCCGAACGTCAGCAAGTGTTCAGTATGGCGGGTCAGCTTGGCGTTCCATCGGTTCAAAAGGAAAC